AAATCACCCTCGACGACTTCAACGAGGAAAACATGGCGATGGTCTTCCAGGGCGCGCTGAAACGCGAACAAATGACCTCGCAAACCGTCTCTGACGAAATGGTTGATGTGGATTTGGGGCGCTATTTGCAACTCAAACACGGCTATCTGGAGGCGGCAGGCATCACGGTCAAACAAGCAAACGACACGCCGATTGCCGCCGAACACTACGAGGTGCATCACCGCCTCGGCATGATTAAACTCAAGGACACAGCAGGCGTTGCCAAAGGCGACAAAATCAAGGTCAGCTACAAAACCGCCGACTGGGAAGCGTGGGTCATCCAGGCGAACACCGACAGCCAAATCAAATGCGAGCTGGTGCTGGATGGTCGCAACCGCGTCAATGGTGCGGACGTCAAACTGCACATCCCGAAGGCAACCCTGTCGGCGAGCGGCGCGTTCAACTTCTTCTCTGACGACTTCAACACCATCGAGCTGTCAGGGCGCCCAGAAGTGCCGGAAGGTCAGACCAGCCCGTTCACAGTCACGCTCAAGGCGTAAGGAGGCGACATGAAAATCCGCGCTATCAAACCCTTTGCCCACGGCGACCGATCCTTTGCGGTCGGCGACGAGGTGGACGCATCCCTTGCCGCTGGCAAATGGCTCATTGAGCAGGGCGTCGCTGTCGAGGTGGTAGCCGAGACAAAAGAGGCGAAAGAGCGGCCGAAACCAGCATAACGTTGTCTTGAACCGGCGATGAAAAACGCAGGCGGCACGGGCGATGCTAGGCGGGAAACATCCCCCCAACACAGGAATGCAATATGCAACCCAAAATACTTAGCATCGCCCTGCTGCTGCTTGTTGGCGCCGTGCAGGCGGAAGAACCCAAAAAACTGCTCAGCACAGACGATGTGGACTGTAGCCGCGTCAAAGGTTATCAGGCGCGGGAACAGTGCTACGCTGAACAGAAAAAACCAGACCCAGCCACAGAAATAAAAGACGCCACCGGAAAACCGCTGGCAGATCGCATGGCGTGGCAGAATAAAGATCAAGCACCGGTGAATAGTATTTTGAAAGGTGATTTGGTTTGCGAACGCTTTAGCCGACGTCCAGCGGATAAAGCAACTATTACCATTAAAGATGCCTCGCAAGAGTTCGAGGGCAGAGCCGTGTATGTCTATCTCAAAGTCATCAACGAAGGCAATGAAACGGAATTGCCGGACGATTATATGAATGAGCGTTTGGTAAATACTTTTGCCGTCAAAATGACAGATGGAAAAATCCATAGACTTGGTGAAGGACAATGGATAGAAAAAGACACGCGCGTGCGTGGCGGCAATCCATATAGGATTAAAATGCACGCAATCAATCCGGGAAATGCTATTGTGACGGATGTGGTTTGTTTAACCAAATGAGGTGCAGGTGTTGAATGAGCACTATTTTTTTAGGATTACGAATTGAAACACCCATATCATCGTACAGAAGTTGATGGGGTAAGTAGTGTTTGCCCTCTTTGATTTCGATCCTGATGCTCCGCAGTTTGTGGCTGATTATGAGACCGCCTGGAAAATTGTCGCCTCACAACTGGAGATGGACAATAACCAACGTGTCAATATTAAAGAAGCCATACGGCAGCGGTTTAATCGGGGCATCAAAGAAATATACCGGGATGTCAAACCGTTTTTTATTGAAAAAGAATGGGGGTGGCGAAACCTGGATGCGTATATTGCGCATTTCAGGACACGCCCGTACATGCCGTATATGCTCGAATGGGCAGCAAGTTATCACGATATTCCGCAAAATCCCGATATGGATACGGCATTATCATGGTTTACCGTGGCGGAATTAAAAGGATTTTGCAAGACGCACGGTTTGTCTGCTACGGGCAAACGGGAAGATATTGAAAATACCATCCGCTCAGAAGGTAGTTTTCTTGCGGCATGGTCTGGCGAAATAGCTCAAAGGCGCAGGGAGAAAGAAGAGAAAAAATCTTTATCCGACAAGAGAAAACGGGCAGAAATCCTGATTCATTACGTTGTTTTTCTTTGTGGCGCACAAGGCAGGATACGGGATATTAAAAAGGCTTTTGCCCGCAATCCAGAAGCCGTAGTTGTCTTCATGGATTGTCATGACGAAGGGGAGCGCGATTTCTACAAAAATATTACTGCAATTGATGAGATGTATTACCCGCCATTTTTCCCCGGCGACCGGGTAATAACGATGATATTTAGAAATCGTGAAAAAGTACCGGCAGGTAGGAGAATATTGCAAACACCGTGGAAATAATTCATTCAAGCCCCTTGCATTCGCGGGGGCTTTTTCGTATAGTGTCTTCACTACTTATACATAGCGGCTCCCGCATCCGACAACATTGCGGTTTTTTTGTGTCCGTGCTCCATCGTTCGTTTCGCATGGTTACAGGATTTCACCCAGTTTATGGCGGGTCTAGAGCGCCGAATACAATACCTTCGGGAAATAAGCGCCGCCGACTATGTACGGTAGTTGAAGCCCGCCGCCCATTTCGCGGCGACCATAAACTGAAATACATAGGTGAAATTATGACGAACACTATTCAAACCGTAGAATTCCACGGACAAACCCTTATCACCATCTCTCACGACGGCAAGCACTATGTCGCCATGCGCCCCATTTGCGAGAATATCGGCTTGAACTGGCGCGGACAAAATGAACGCATTGTCCGCCATGAAGTGCTAAATGCAGTTGCGCGTGTCATGCGCTCAACTGGCAATGATGGCAAAGAATACAGCATGTTGTGCCTGCCGCTGGAATACCTGAACGGCTGGCTGTTCGGAGTGGACGTTACCCGCCTGAAGAACCCGGAAGCGCGCGCCGCCCTCATCCGTTACCAGCGCGAATGCTTCAAGGTGCTGTACGACTACTGGCACAACGGCAAGGCAGAAAATCCCCGCCGCACCACCCCGGATGAACGTGCCGGATTGCGCCAGGCGGTGACGATGCTCACCACCAAACGCGGGCTGATGCACGATGAAGCCTACCGCCTCATTCACCAGCGTTTCAACGTCTCCCACATCGAAGAAATCCCGGCGGAACAGTTGCCGCAGGCGATTGAGTACATCCACCGTCTGGCGCTGGAAGGTGAACTCTTGCCGCCACCGGAAGACAAGGATGCCGGCTATATCCGCAGTCATCAAGTGGCGGCAATCGGCCTGATGCACGTCGGGCGGCTACGCTTTGAGGAGCAGCAAAAAGCACTCTTGCGCCTGCGCGACCTCACGGCACAGGCGCATGAAAGGCTGAAAGCGACGCTTGCCGAAACCCGCGCTACCCTCGACCTGACCAACGACATTTTGTACGGCAGCGGTGCGATTTGGGACGGACTACATGAATCTCTGTTCCATTTGATGCTGCCCGACGAAGTGATGGACGAAGGCAGAAGCCGCGCGCAGAAGCACTACAAGCCGCGTATCTTGGCATAACCGAATTTTTAAGCAGCCCCCGACATCGGGGGCTTTTTTAATGGACAAAACCCCGCGAGGCTGGCACTTCGCGGGGTTTCTTCATATCACACCTTGGAGAAGGGAATGAAAGCAAATGAAGTATAGCAAAACCCGTGTACAAATTCACCCGAAGGAGGGTTTGAAAGTGGAAACCTACGCCAGCCCGTTTGTGCGGGCGTGTATTGGAATCTCGTTGGTGCTGGTCGCCCTCGGCATGATGCTGCTGATGGCCGCACCGTTCGTCAAGGCATGGATGTAAGAACATGGCAACAGAACTGAACGTAGCCCTGCAAATCGACGCACGGGCGAACATTGATGCGCTGCAAAAGACTATCGACGAACTCAAGGCGGCAGGCGGCAGCACCGAAGACCTCGAACGCCAGTTGCAGGCGCTTACCGCTGAACTGAACCGGCTGGAGCAGGAGGCGCAGGCAAACGGGCTGGAGTCGGTCAGCGAAGATGCGCAAAAACTGCGTGATCAGCTCAATGCCACCAGCGCCGAGGCGGAGAAGCTGCGCAAAATCACCGAAGCCAAAATCACGCTTGGGCTTGCTGGAGATGAGGAAGTTAAAAAACGCATCGAGAAAGTTGCAGCCGCCTATCAGCTGTTGCAGGAGCAGGGCGATCTAACGCAGGAAGAACTGACGCGGGCGGCAGAACTCTACAGCGAACAGCTTGCCGACCTTGAGCGCCAACTGGGCAGCGTCAGCCATGAACTATCCGCTTTGGAAGGTGCGCGCGTTACCATCGGACTTGATGCTGACAACCGCGCGCGCCAGGAAATCACCCAACTCGACCACGCCCTGGAGCAGCTGCGCGCCAGCGGAACACTGACAGAAGAAGAACTTGCGCGTGCCACACAACTGCATGCCGAGCGCGTTGGTGAACTGCGCGAACAACTGGGAGAGGTGGGCGAGACCGCCGAAGAATCGGCGGAACGATTCAGCGACATGGCGCAAGGCCTTGCCGAAGTCGTAGCTGCTGGTGGCGGTCTTGCCGGAGTTGTAGCCGAAGCTGTGCAGTTTGAAGCGGCGATGGCGAGCGTTAAAAAAGCCGTGGACGCCACGCCGGAGGCGATGGCGCACCTCTCCTCACAGGTGAAAGAGCTGGCGATTGAGCTCGGCATGGTGCCGGAGGCGGTGGCTGAGATTACTGCCGCAGGCGGTCGTTTGGGCGTCGCCTTTGAAGACCTGCCGGAATTTACGCGGCTGGCCGGGCAAATGGCGGTGGCGTTTGACATGACGGCGGAGGCGGCAGGCGACAGCGCGGCAAAACTCGCCAACGTCTTCCAAATCCCGCTCAGCGAAGTGCGCGCGCTGGGTGATGCCATCAATACCCTCGGCAACAACACCGCCGCGCGCGAAGGCGAAATCGTCGAAGCGCTGACCCGCATCGGCGG